AGTCTGTAAAGTCTTCTTCAAGTTTGTTGCCATTTGTTCGTGTATTGAAACATTGAATTTTGCAAACAATGTACCACACATAATAGTACAATCAGTAGCACTTTCGGCTAATGCAAGTTTCATTATGTCTTTTCTCAATTGAATAGACTTAACAGTTTCATCAGCCATAATTTGACCTTCTTGTTCTTGTACTCTTAACTCGTTATATTTTTCTGGTGTCATTATTTTGTCTCCTTATATAATTCTTGTGAGTATAATGCTAATATAAACATAGTTATTCCTAACCCTGCTAATACAAAACAAGCACCCCAATTATCGTTCATTGGTATTCCGTTGTAACCACCGTCAATTGCACCTACAGCACCTACTAAACATAGTGTACCTCCGATTGATAATGCGATAGTTAAATATTCTATTAGTTTTTTCATAGTGTTTTTTCCTTATTGGTTTATTTTTTTGAAGTTATAATCATAAATAATCTTATTAATAGCGTTTTTCATATTAATATCAATTGAATTTAAAAGTTCGTTATCAACTTCAACGATCTCTTTGATGTTTTTCTTCATTTTTTTGATTTGACTATAAGCAACATTTCTTACTATTGTCAAATTATTTGTTTTTGTGTTTTTGTTTATCATATACATACTATAATATAGGAAAAAGACCCTAAAGTCAAGTAAATAATCCCAAAATATGAAAATAATTACACTTTTTTTACTATGTTCTCTTTTTGTTCTCGTAAATTGTACAAAAACTGTTGAAAATTGCAAATATTCGCCTGATTTTGATATTTCTACTGAATCAATGAGCGAATCACTTGACGGAATTGTACAAATTGAAAAAATGCAACTGAAATCTCGTTGTAAATTCTAATATAAATAGTATTATGGTAAAATCACAAAAATTTTGTCTAAATTGCGGACACGAATCGCATTGTGGCAAAAAATGTTTACAAGATTATGGAGAACCACAAAAAACTGTTTGTTGTACTCATTGTCGTTGCGAAAATGATGATAATTCTTGGGAAGATACTGTAAAATACGATAATATTTAATAATGGAGATATAAAATGGCAAAAATGAGAATATTTAAGTTTTGGAATGAACAAGGTGACGAAAAAGAAGTTGAAAAAATGAGTTTGAAGAAGGCAGTTATGTCAGTTCAAGGTGATTTTAAAAACGAGTTTATTGGAGTTGAGTTTATCACTAAAAAAGGTGAAAAAATTGAAACAACAGTAAAAATACCTATGGGAAGAAAAGTTAGACAATCAATAATAACAGAAAAACGAAGAGCAGCCGCAAAAGCGAAATTACAAGCAAGTAGAAGAAGTGCATAATGACACTAACAGGTAAATTTGAAGTTTTAAAAGATAAGAAAGTCTATAAGTTCACTAAATTTTCAGATATACCTGAATCTTTTGAACAAGTAATATCATTTATACCAGATTATCCCAAAGGACCTCATACGCAAGAGGAACATAACTTTATGGAAACATTTAATAGTAAATTACAGGAGTTGTTAAGTCGTGCCAGCAGTAACTAGAATAGGAGACGCTGATGTTGCTCATTGTTCAGGAATGACAAGAGCAAAAGGATCGTCAAATGTCTTTGTAAATGGTATTGGTATATCTCGTCAAGGTGATAATAATACACCACATTTAAGACCACCTAATATACCACCTTGTCCATCTCACGCAGCTGGTATTACTAAAGGATCAACAACTGTAAAAGTGAACAATAAAGGTTGTGGTCGTGTTGGTGACGGTATATCAGGATGTACAAGTGTTGCTCAAGGTTCTTCTAATGTTTTCGCTGGTTAGAGTATAAATATAAGAGATATGCCAAACTACGATGCTAGTAATACTAATAACTCTAAACGAGCAAATAGAATCTATAAAGATTTAGATTTAGATTTTGGTCGTAATACTGTTACTAATGATGTTAATAAATTAACAGATGTAGAGGCAGTTAAGAGAAGTGTTAGAAATTTGATTAATACAAATCATTATGAGAGACCTTTTCATCCTGAAATAGGTTCGGGTTTACGAGGTATGTTATTTGAACCAATGTCACCTTTGACTGCTATTGGATTACAAAGAAAAGTTGAAGAAGTATTAATAAATTTTGAACCAAGGATTAATTTAAGTCAAGTAATGGCAATACCTAATATTGATAACAATGCTTACGACTTAACAATTAAATTTTATGTTATAGGCAATTCACAACCAGTAGAAGTAGAAACATTTTTAGAAAGATTAAGATAATATGGCAAGTAATAAATTAGTAGTATCAGATTTTGATTTTGATAACATAAAAGCAAATTTAAAATCATTCTTACAAGATCAACCAGAATTTTCAGATTATAATTTTGAAGGTTCAGGCTTTGCTGTGTTGTTAGATACATTAGCATACAATACACACTATTTAGGATTCAATGCTAATATGTTAGCAAACGAATTATATTTGGATAGTGCTGATATTAGAAAAAATGTAGTTTCATTAGCAAAGATGTTAGGTTACACTCCTACATCAGCTAAATCTCCATTAGCAAATGTTGATATAACAATTAATAATGGATCAGGTGCTACAGTTACAATGAACAAAGGTACATCTTTTACTTCAGTAATTGATAGTGTAAATTATCAATTTGTAACTAACCAAGAAATAATTATGTCACCTCAAAATGGTGTTTATAAATTTTCTGGTGTAGATTTATATGAAGGTACTTTAGTTACATTTAGATATACAGTAGATAGTACAGATGTTGACCAAAAATTTATTATACCAACTATAAATGCTGACACATCTACTTTAAAAGTTACAGTTCAAAATTCTACAACTGATACTACACAAAATGCTTATACATTAGCGTCTAGTTTAAAAAGTTTAGATAATACATCAAAAGCATATTTTTTATCAGAATCAGACACAGGTAAATTTCAAATTTATTTTGGTGATAATGTAATAGGTAAAAAATTATCAGATGGTAATATTATAATAATGGAATACATTGTAGGAAATAGAGATGAGGCAAATGGTTGTTCATCTTTTTCATTATCAGGTTCTATTGGCGGATTTACAAATGTAAGTATAGTAACTAATTCAGCAGCACAAGGTGGTTCTGATCCTGAATCAAATGAATCAATTAAATTTAATGCACCTTTACAATATACATCACAAGACAGAGCAGTTACAACAACTGATTACGAAACTTTAGTTAAATCAATTTATCCTAACGCAACTTCTATAAGTGCTTGGGGCGGCGAAGATGATGAAACACCTGTTTATGGTGTTGTTAAGATTGCAGTCAAAGGTCAGTCAGGTGTTCCTTTAACTAACGCAACAAAATTGGATATAGTTACAAAATTAAAATCTTACAATGTTGCTTCAGTTAGACCAGAGATAATTGATCCGATTATAACTAAAATTATTTTAGTAGTTAATGCTAAGTTTAATAAACAGGCAACTGCTAAAACTTCAGAAACTTTAAAATCAGAAATTACAAATGCTATATCAAATTACAATTTAAATACATTAACAGCATTTGATGGTGTGTTTAGATACTCTAAAGTTACAGGTTTAATTGATAATGTAGATAATTCTATTTTATCTAACATAACAAATATTAAAATAAGAAAAGAGTTTACACCTACAATTTCTTCATCAACAAAATATGATATTTACTTTAGAAATGCAATTTACAATCCTCATTCAGGACACGAATCAGTTTTATCATCTACTGGTTTTAAAATATCAGGAAATAATAATGAAATGTTTTTAGATGATGATGGTATAGGAAATGTTAGAGTTTATTATCTAGTAGGTGGTATTAAAACAATACAAAATGCTACACAAGGTACAGTAGATTATTCTTCAGGACAAGTTACTCTTAATTCTTTAAGTATTGCTTCAATATCTAATATAAGAGGGGCTGCCTCAACTAGTATAGAGGTAACTGTAACTCCTAATTCAAATGATGTTGTTCCTGTAAGAGATCAAATTTTAGAAATAGATGTTTCTAATTCAATCATAAATGTTTCTGAAGATACCTTTGTAGGTGGTTCTGCTGAAGCAGGAGTAGGTTACACAACAACATCAAGTTACTAATGTCCTATGGCAAAGTTTAATGATAAAATCTCATCACTTATCAATAGTCAATTACCTGATTTTGTAGTTGATGACCACCCACAGTTCGTTCAATTTTTAAAAACTTATTATCAATTT